CCTCTGCTCCTGCAGCTCCTCCAGCTCCTCCAGCTCCTCCAGCTCCTCCAGCTCCTCCAGCTCCTCCAGCTCCTAAGTTATTCCAATTTCTATTATAGACTTCCCCCATTGCTCCTACTCTTGGTGCTACTTCTCCTTCTCCATTATTACTTCCTACATTATTTTCAATAAGATTATATAATTCATACTCTACAATATTTTCATCTATATCTGATATACGAATTCCTCTATCTGCCGGTAGATTCCCACCTATAATATTAAGTATAGCAGCAATAATATTGTCGTGTCTATCCCTATAATGTTCTGGTGTTAGTTGCCAAAAATCATAGATTCGTGTAATTTGCGCCATTACCTCTGGAACTATCTGTCCTTGAAAACGTACAGGAACATCTTTTACATATGCCATTCTATTTTCTACTTGTTTTTCTTTTTCTCAAATGTTTCTTAGATTTCTTTGTTTTTCTTATATTACGCTTGCCCCCTTTTACACGATTTCTTCTATTTTCTATATTTATCATATTGACATTACTATTTTCTCCATTTCCAGCCGCTCCTCCTGCCCCTCCTGCTCCATTTCCAGCCGCTCCTCCTGCCCCTCCTGCTCCATTGTTAATTTGCCTTATTCCGTATACTATACCATTCTCGGCTACATTTATTACTGTTAATAATTCACTATCTATTCCATATTGTCTGTGAATAGCATCTACAATGTAATCATGTAGATCCATTTGATGCACTATAGATAAAACCCATGTTCCTTCTGGCGCAAATTGATTTTGAAGGAATTCAATTTCTCCTCTCAGGTCTGGAACAATGTTACCTTCAAAAAATATAGGTACATCTTGTGTGTCTCCTCGTTGCGGACCTGCCATTCTATCTAGTGCTTAGAATTTTCTATATAATGCTTGCGACACATTGGTTCATACATATCTGCTCCTCCTACACAAATCTGCCCATCTTTCGTCCCTTTTACACACGCTGAGAAAATTGCCGCCGTTCCATCTCCACACCTCTTACAAAGAGATGTAAGTTTTGTTACTTTGTCTGCTAGCGGAAGTAGATCTAGAATTTTTCCAAACGGTTTCCTCTCAGAATCTCCATCTAGTCCCACTACAATCACATCTTTTCCATCTTTTTCTACTGCCTCCACTACAAAGTCATACAGATCAGGGAAGAATTGACCTTCTTCAATCATCACTAGTTTTGCTTCCATGTATTCGGACATTCCTTTTACATCTCCCAGTTTGACTGCCCCATAGGCTGATACTCCATCTTTATCATGTGTCATAATACTAGCACCAGAACTATCATAACGCGTATCAATAGCAGCAGTGACCAGAAAACAATTCCATCCCAGAGTTCTTGCCCTACGGACTCGTGATAGAATTGTAGAGGATTTGCCAGCAAACATGGGCCCCATCACAATTTCAAGAGATCCACAAGACATTCTTCTTACTCAGTGTAAAAGTGAATTCCAACAAACGCAGCAAATCAAATTTTCCCCAACAGAATAGAATGGTTCACCCAAATTATATGAATGTGGAGAATAATAATCCTGATGAAGAACCTATTCCTATAGGGGATCCTATTCCATTTGAACAATTGCAAAATAATACCTTTTATTACGTAAAGCTAAGAGATGATAATAGAGATGGTATTAGAGTATATATTGATTTTATTGTTAAAATAACACATAAAGAAAATAATTTAGAAGAAGTTGAAGATGATCGTGAGATAGCATTAAATCTAAGAGAATATGCTTTTAAAGAAATTCTAGATAATGATGAAAAACCAAATGCCAATAGTGAATGGAGATTTGAACAAAAAGATAGCTCTATAGATAAAAGAGATATTGTAAGAGGTGTCTTTGAATTCTTTTCTGTAGAGTTCCCTGATAATGAAAACCCTTTTAATGAACAAGGAGGTGGTAAAAGGGGTAAGTCTAGAAAATATAAGAAATCAAAGAAAACAAAGAAAACAAAGAAAACTAGAAAAACTAAGAGAAAATCTAAGAAATACTAGAATGAATGAAAATCGCCCATTTCAACCAGGAAATCGCCCGATACCCCCTATACACAATTAGATAGAACAATTCTTAATGATTCAACGGAAAATTATAAATTTTATTTTGTTTTTATGAAAAAAATCTTGGTCCGCAACTGGTTGAGGGTCGTCTGGTAGAGCCTCTAGATGAATGGAATTATATTGCTATAATTGTTTATAAAAATCATAAAGAATTACGTGAAATTGGGTATGATGATATTGTACTAAGAATTAGAGTTTTTGCTGCAGTTCCAGTTTTACCAGAGGGTCAATTCCCAAATCTTGAGTATGATTATGATATTTGGGATACTACAATTAAAGATATTAACATAGAAAAAAATGAACTACATGAATATAAGTTTCATGAAATAGAATTTCTGAATGGAATAAATCCATTCCTTTCACAAGAGGGTGGTAAAAGAAAAACTAAAAAGTCTAAGAAATCTAGAGCTTGTCGGCTTCTAAAGAGAGCCTCAAGCATCCTACGGAGAAAATCTAAGAAGTGTAGAAAGTAGAAAAAATCTAAGACAAAAGTAATGAAATCTAATGCCAATAGAATTCTAAAGAGTTTGAAGTCTAATGGTATCCCTGCTCCTCCTCTCCCTTTTCCAAAAGGGCCTATTAATCCTAAATCTGGTTATAGAAAGGTTCCCTTTGATTCTCTTCAAATTGATAAAGAGTATTTAGTAAAAGTAAGAACTCATTTTTACTCAGATGATGTTGTTAGAATACTAGATAAAACAGATACTACTGTAGATGTTTCTATTTTGTATTCTAGAAGAATTGTAGGAAATACAAAATGGTATTTACCAGAGAATTCCTATGGTCAGACGTTTTCTAAAGAGGAAATTGATGCTCCGTCTAATGCCTTAGACTTTGTCCATTTTTACGAAATGATTCCAGCGAGGGTTGGTGGATCTAGGAAACGAGTTAGACATTCCAAAAAAGGCCTTAGAATTAGTAGAAAAAAGAACAGATTTTCTAAGTAGAATGAATCTAAATAATAATAACAATGTGCCAGAACATAGATTGCCTAATTCTATACTAAAGCCTATAGATCCATTTCAACAATTGGGATTAAATGTAGTAGACTATGCTGATATACAAGAAGATTCCTTTTACTATTTATATATACCAAACACAAATAGAGAACATATTGTTAAAGTTCAGTTTAAAGGTATGCCATTAGTTCAACCTGAAAACAATGTAGATCCTGAAGATATTGTTCCAATGGTAGAAGTTCTAAGTTTAGTAAGACGTGATCTTGGAGGACAATGGGAACAGGACGGCATTGAAGGATTTAGTATTTTTCAAAGAGATATAGAAAATCAAAATAATAGATTTTACAGAGTTCAATATAATCAGAATGTAAATATGAATGGCGGAAAAAGAAAAAGAAAAACAAAGACAAAAAAATCCAAGAGTAAAAAACGATCCTTAAAAAAAAGAAAATCTAAGAGTTACTAAAGAACCCTAAATAGAGTTCCTAAAGAACCCTAAATAGACCGAATAAATTCCCATTGTAAATCTTTACAGATTAATTGCCAGATTTTATCTTGATTATACAATTTATCTCTGTTTTTCAATAAAGGAAAGCATTGAAGATAATCATCTAACTCCAGAAGTTCACAAAATTTATATAACACGTAGGAATAACTTAAGAAATTAGAACGAGATTTTGGTCTATGTTTCACGAAGCTACTTTGTATCTCCTTGAACATAACCCGTAATTTTTCTTCTATTTCACGAGACATCACAGGAGCTGTTTTGCCATTAATACGATTTAAGATATAAGGTACATGTTCATAATAATTTGTACATTTGAGTTTTTTAAGAATTTCACGGATTTTAGTCTGCTTGATTTGTTCAATATGACTAATTCTTTCTTTCTTGAGTTCTTCAATAATGGCTTGGAATAAATCTTCAGGAATTTCTGTAGATTCTTTTGCTTGGAATTGAGCAAGCCATTCGTTGAAATGATTGATACGTTTATAAGCATAATATGTGACTTCACGAGGAGGATCTTTGTAAGAGGGTTTATCAGAATCAATTAATATAAACTCTTGGTTTCCACATTTATCACAGTAAAAGAGGGCTTCATTGGCACTAAATACCATCTCTTTATCACAGTAATCACATATACCATAGGGTTCTTCCATAGTTGTATTAGGATTTCTAGCATGTTCTGGATCAATTTTCTGTAGATATTTTTCAAGAAGCACTTCTCTTCCTTCTCTTCCCTCTTGCTTTTGTTCATTCAGTTTCTCAGAAGATTCTTCTTCATTTCCTTCCTGTAAAGCTGCTAAAACACTTCCAGGCATGGCTTTTATCTGTCTGCTTGCTTTTACATGCCCTTTTTGAATATTTTCTTGAATCTCATAATATTTATAAAGAATATCTCCGGTTTCAAAGAAATAACTATACATATCTTCATTTGTTTCTAATTTCCTTTTTTTCTCAAGCAACTCCTCTAACTTATCTTCTAACTGTGTTCTTATTATAATATCACTTGTATCTTCTATTTTTACATTTAATTTATTAATTTCCTGTATTAAATTCTGTATATCATCTTTTTCTTTTCTTAATTCTGTTATTTGTAATGTATGTAAATTATCAAGGGTTGTACGTGCTTCAGGATTACTTCGTTTTGTCTGTTTTACATTGAAGTATGCCCTATCCGTCATCTATACGCTCAATAGAACCTATTTTAAGTAGTGTTGCTTCAAAATTTGACACAACCTGCTGTTGGGAGGAAGAAGATATGTAGGATTCAAATGAAATATACAAAAGAGCTTTTGCTAGAAATTATGAAAGAAGGCAATGCTATCCTTCTTGGAGAGTACCCAAAATACAATCAACGCATGAGAGTAGATTTTCAGTGTTCTTGTGGAAATCTATATAATAAACGTTTTGAGATGTTAAATCTCTATAGATTACCTTATTGTAAAGAATGTTCTAATAGGGAGCAAAAATTAAAAGGCGAAAAGACATGTATGGAAAAATATGGTTGTAAAAATGCAGCTCAAGATCCTAAAATCAAAGAAAAAATACAAGCATCCTATCTTGAACGATACGGCGATCATCCGAAAAGAACAAAAGAAGTACATGCAAAATGGGTTGCGACATGTAAAGAAAAATATGGAGGTCATCCGAATCAGAATCCAGAAGTACAAGCTAAATCAGAAAAATCATCCTTTAAATTTAAAGATTATAAATTACCAAGTGGTACTATTATAAAATACCAAGGTTATGAAAATTTAGCGATAGATGAACTTCTTAAACTATACAAAGAAGAAGATATAATTATAGGAAGAGATAAGGTGCCTGTTATTCAATATTATATTGAAAGTACAAAACATGTATACTTTCCTGATATATTTATACCACATGAAAATAAGATTATAGAAGTAAAGTCAGATTGGTCTATACAATACAAGAGAGCAAATGTAGAAGAAAAAGCAGCGGCTACAATAGGAGAGGGTTATCTATATGAGATCTGGGTATATAATGAGAAGAAACAAAGAGTAAAAACAATAGTGTATGAATAAATATATCTCCGGTTTCTATAAATTTTGACTGGAAGGGGGGCGGGTAAAAGTTCCCGAAAATTTTTTTCTAAACCCATGATATAAAATGACCGGCGGAGGGTTGATGCAATTAGTAGCTTATGGTGCTCAAGACGTATATTTAACCGGTAATCCCCAGATTACCTTCTTCAAGGCTGTGTACCGCAGACACACCAACTTCGCCATGGAGTCCATTGAGAATCCTTTCAACGGCAACCCCCGTTTCGGCAACCAGGTGACCTGCACCATCCAACGTAACGGCGACTTAATCCACCGCATGTACCTCCAGGCCACTCTGCCCCAGGTGCTCCTCCAAAGCCAGGATGGCTCTGGTGCCCAGTTCCGCTGGCTCAACTGGGTGGGCCACAATCTCATTGACTTTGTGGAGCTCCAGATCGGCGGTCAACGCATTGACAAGCACTACGGTGACTGGCTCCACATCTGGAATGAGCTCACCCAGGAGCCCGGTAAGCAAGCCGGCTACGCCAAGATGGTGGGTAACGTGCCCCAGCTCACCAACTTAATCGTACAAGGCGGTGAGACCTGCGACAACGACTGCGCTGGCGGTGAGCCCAACGGCTCTGGCGAGCTCCTCAGCTGCGCCCCCGAGTACACCCTGTACATCCCCCTCCAGTTCTGGTTCTGCCGCAACCCTGGTCTGGCTCTGCCTCTGATCGCCCTCCAATACCACGAGGTGCGTATCAATCTCCAGTTCAACGACCTGAACAACCTGTGCTGGGACTATGCCCCCCAAAACGCCAACGTACACGTAGTACGTGACCGCGTGAACAGCGCCAACTTAGTGGCCGCCTCCCTCTATGTGGATTACATCTACCTGGACACGGATGAGCGCCGCAAGTTCGCCCAGATCAGCCACGAGTACCTGATTGAGACCCTCCAGTTCACTGGCGCTGAGTCCATCAACTCCGCCTCCAACAAGATCAAGCTCAACTTCAACCACCCTTGTAAGGAACTCATCTGGGTGGTCCAACGCGACAGCTTCGTATCTTGCGATGACGCCGTGGTGAACCCCTGGAAGGGCCAACAGCCTTTCAACTACTCCGACTGGTGGGACAGAAGCGCCCTGGAGTCTGGTTACAGTGTAACCCGTGTAGAGGGCATGGCTGGCCGCAATCCCGTGGTCACTGCCCTCCTCCAGCTCAACGGCCACGATCGCTTCACCGTACGCGAGGGCCGCTACTTCAACGAGGTACAGCCCTACCAGCACCACACCAACGTGCCCGCTGTGGGTATCAACGTGTACAGCTTTGCCCTGTCCCCTGAGCAACACCAGCCCAGCGGCACCTGCAATCTGTCCCGTATTGATACCGCCACGCTCATGCTCACGATCTCCAACAACGCCGTGGGCACCAGCACCAGCTCCCAGGTACGCGTGTATGCTACTAACTACAACGTGCTCCGTGTAATGAGTGGTATGGGAGGGCTCGCATACTCAAATTAAGTAGCAAACTACCCATAATTTTGCTTATGTATGTGATACAAAAAAAAAAATATGTACAATACACACTTTAATGAATTACTACAAATTCATTAATTATTACATTAAAAATTGATTCTATTCTACTTGTTGTTATTCTTCTAGTAAATCATAACAACAAACATGTCTTCTATAAGAAGTGGAAGAAAACCTGGATTTATTTCTTATACAGAAGTTTCTTATAATAACAAAGAATATGTTGTAGGAACTATTCTACATAATTATGAAGATGTACAATTTATCTTTGATAAAGAAGATTTTAATAAAGTGAGTGAGAGGTCTTGGCATGTTTCTTCTGGAAAATATATTGGCTCTACATATTATACAGAAGGTGAAGTAAAAAATAAAAAAGAATTATGTATTCATAATTTTGTAATGAATCGCCTAGATTGGTATGGAAAAGGAGCAAAAGAATCTATTGATCATATTAATCGTAATGGCTTTGATAATCGCAAAGAAAACTTACGCCTTATAACACAGTCAGAACAAAATATGAATCAAACTAAAAAGAAACGTTTTATTACTCTTCCTGAAGGGTGTGAAATAGATCCTGATGATATTCCTAGACATATTTGGTATATTAAGTCTCACGGAGCTCATGGAGACAGATTTGCAATTGAATTTAAATCTGAAAATATTTGTTGGAAAACTTCTAGTTCAAAGAAAATTTCTTTAAAAGAGAAATTAAACCAAGCAAAAGAAAAACTTCAGGAATTCTATATAATATTTCCACATCTTAACCCTTTCAATCCAGATAAACTGAAAAAAGAAGAATATTTAACAAATTCTTTTAATGAAATTATTAAATTCGCTAAACTAACCCAATAACCCATCACCATTTATCACGAATATCACCAAGCCTAAATCCATCCCATTCTTTTTTTGTTAAAGAAAACATAGTTGTTTTAGCTCTCATTTGTTCCAACTTTTTCTTCTCCAGCTCTCTTGCTTTTCTTTGCTTTTCTTTTTCTTCATCCAGTTTCATTTTAATATACTCCCAACTATTTGACTTATACTTTTCTGATAATCCTACATAATAGTCAAATTGTTCTTTGTCTCTTTCATTTCGTAGTTGTTCTTTTTCTTCTTTTGACTTTTGCTTGTATTCTTTCCATTCCTCATCCGCTGTTTTCTTTTTTTGAATGCTAATTCCATTCCATAAGCTTCCATCGGCATTTACTAATGGCATCCTATACATTAGATACATACTTTTTTAAATTATCGTTCTTGCCAACATTTCACTACATAGGGATTTCTTGCTGCATGTCCTTCAGGTGTTCTATTCTTAAAAGGATTTCCATGATTAAAAATACATCCACATAAACTTTGATGTCTATAATTTGTTGTATCTTGATATTTATAGATTATACAATATAAAAATCTTTCAAAAAAACACCTTAAACTTCTCCTATTAAACAATTTTGCTATTTCTATAAAATTTGTTTCTGTTCCTAATCGTCTAACAAATTCTTTTGTAAATATTCCCATTCCACCAAATACCATATTTCCTCCTCCTGTTCCATAATATCCTCCTTTTTGTATTTTTTCATATGGCTCACTTATATCTAATGTAAATCTACTTTTTATTATATTTATTTCATCACCTCTTGTATCTGTATCTATACAATTGCTAGAATACCATATGGGCCGAAAAAGGATTTCTTCAGGAAGGTATACTGGTATCGGTTGTAATATCTTTGTTGAATCATGTAAAAATATAAATCTATCATATTCTTCATAATGCTTACATGCCCATACATAAGCATTCAACTCTCCACATTGTAAATATCCTTCTGTTGTGTATTCTATTTTAACATCTTTTAATTCGGGAATTAAACTTTGTGTACTACAATCATGTATTACAACTATATCTGATTCAGGATTATGCTGTTTAATAGCCCCTACACATTCTTGTAATAAGTATGTTTGATGAGATGTACGAATACTTGATGTAATTATAAATATACTTTTCATACTTCTCTTATACATATACCACATTTTTCATATTAAAATTAAGAACGCTTAGAAAAATCTTTCGGAAATAATTTCTTCTTTTTACGTTAACGAATATCGCTTCGCATAATCTCTTACTGTCTGATCCATAAAATATTGGCCGTTCCAATAAACCAATAAAGATGGCAATACTTTGAATATATCTTTCTCTTTTTCTATAGAATTAAAATAGACTAATGTTAAAATAAGTAAACTTATACATCCTGGACTTCTCACCCATACATTAATCCATGTATTTATCTTTTTCTCTGTATGCTGTTCAATCCAATAATTTCGTTCAAAAAATAATGCTATATAACTTATGGATCCTGGAAGGCCTGTTGTCCAAAATAATGAATAACTCATGAATGTTGTTTTATTTGTTATTACTAATCCTATTGGTATTGCCACACCTATCATCAAAATGTGATGAAGCCAATCATCATATCGTATTGTATTTCTATATTTTGCTATATGATATAAATGAAAGGATACTACTAATGCTGTTACATTGTAATTTACACTATATGTATTTAACTCTGTGAAATTTGTATACGTATTAATAACATCATTATATGTTAAATATATAACTAGTAGATTATGTAAAGCATGAAGTAAATAATAAGGTTTGAGTATGTTCATTTTCGTTAAATATGTATCCGCTATGTAAAAGGGGATTCCTGTTAAACTCCAAGCGACCGTTTCCATTCTTTCTGCTAGTATCTTCAGAAGTTTAGACTTTTTGCCAGTCTAAACTGCTGAATTCTTAGATTTAGTATAATGGTTAAAGAAATTAGCTCTATTTCTGAAATCCCTTCTACTGGAATCAGTATTGTAGATTTTTTTGCCGATTGGTGTGGGCCGTGTAAGAGAATTGCCCCCGCTTTTTCTCAGCTTGGCGAACAATTCCCCACCGTTTCCTTTTTCAAAGTAAATGTAGATGAATCTGAATCTATGGCGAATGAATTTTCTGTAAATGCTCTACCAACATTTTTATTCTTTAAGAATGGGAATGTTGTTCATAAAATTGAAGGAGCTGATCTAAAAGAAGTTATCTCTAAACTTTCTGAATTATCCTCTTAATCCCTTTTTACTTTCTGCGTGTAATGCGTTTTCTTTGATGACGTTTTCCACGACCTCTTGTCTTCCGTCTACGCCCTCCTATAAATGCTTTGGGTGTACTCGCTCCACTGTTTGGGCCAGGGCTATTCATTTCACTTGGTTCATTTTCTTTTAAAAATTCTAGCGTTGGGCTTGTAGATCTTTTTACATTTGAATAGTAATCAGCAATTCCTGATAAATAATCTACATATAGGCCTTTTTGACCTAAATCTTGTTCACTTGGTAGCTTGCTACAATAGTCAAAAATTGTATTTGTTATCTGATCTAATGTTTGTTTGTTTGTTATATTAGGAAATTTTTTTCTTATCGTTGGCACATTCTTTCCAACACTTTTACAAAAATTCATAGCTTTCGTTTGTCTTTCATACAATATCTTTTTTCCTGCAGCTCCCAGTGTTGTATAATTTTTAAAATTTATTTTAGCATTTATTCTTTCTTTTGGTTGATTATTCATCTTATTCTACTCTATTCTACTTTTTTCTAACGATCTATTCATTACTTCATAGCTCGTATGGTTTCAAATTCAGCCTTTTTCTTAACTACTCCTGTTTGAGGACTTCGTATAGGGGTTTGTTTTCTAACTTGTTGCTGCTGGAATTGTGTTCTTTCATATTGGACATTCGCTGCCGCTTGACTAATAGGACCTTTTGCTAATTTACCGGGCGTACGCACTGATTGTATAGCAGTCCTTGTAATGTTTACAGATTGTCTTTGTGGATTATGATTGTATATTTCTAAATTTGCTGTTCGTAATGGTGAGATTACAGGCTGCTGTCTTACTACAGTAGCCCCTTGTAATTGTACAGTATTTCTTACAAGTGGATTCTCTTGCTGTATACTTCCTTTTGCTTCGTTTACAACGAGTGGATTATCTATAGGCATTGTACGCTTAACTGCATGTACTCTTTGTACCTGTTGATCTACCGGAAGTTCTGGTTCATCTACTCTCTTTTTCTTGAGCTTCTTTGCTTTCTTTGCCTTCATACTCATACCTATTGCTGCTCCTACTCCTAGTGCTACTGCTATAGCCCCCACTGCTACTCCAGCTTGTACCCCTGGTGTATCTATTCCACCTGATACTTGCTGTGCTGATAAGTCCATACCTCCAAATATTTCTCCTGTAGTATTTGCCCTTGGAGAAGCCGTTGGTGTTATAGACCAGCTACTTGTTTGTGTTTGAATTGGCACTATGCTTGGTGTTCCTGTATTCGTGTTAGAAGGAGATCCTGTTGATGTCTCAGATTGACTAGATGTTTCAGTAGGAACACTTGTGGCTGAAGGGGTAGGAGTGTTTGTAGGAGTTTCTGTTGATGTCTCAGACTTTGTAGGTGTTCCTGTCTTTGTAGAAGTTCCTGTGGCAGTCGCCGTATTTGTGTTAGAAGGTGTTCCTGTTGATGTCTCAGAGTGTGTTGATGTGCCAGTCTTTGTAGGAGTTCCTGTAGTAGTGGCTGTATTTGTATTAGAAGGTGTTGGAGTGCTAGTCAGCGTGCTTGTAGACGTTCCTGTTTCACTGGATGTAGAAGTCTCGCTAGAAGTAGAAGTTCCTGTCGACGTGCTGGTTAGACTAGATGTGCTCGTAGTAGAAGGAGTAGGAGTGCTAGTCAGCGTGCTTGTAGACGTGCTGGTCTCACTAGAAGTACTTGTGATAGAGGGTGTAGGAGTGCTAGTCAGCGTGCTTGTAGACGTACTTATTTCACTAGTAGTAGAAGTCTCACTAGTTGTAGAGGTTTCACTAGAAGTGCTTGTGCTAGAGGGTGTAGAAGTGCTAGTCAGCGTGCTTGTAGACGTGCTGGTCTCACTGGATGTAGAAGTTTCACTAGAAGTAGAAGTTCCTGTAGACGTGCTGGTTAGACTAGATGTGCTCGTAGTAGAATGAGTAGGAGTGCTAGTCGGCGTGCTTGTAGATGTACTTGTTTCACTAGAAGTAGAAGTTCCTGTAGAAGTGCTTGTGCTAGAGGGTGTAGGAGTGCTAGTCAGCGTGCTTGTAGACGTGCTTGTTTCGCTAGACGTAGAAGTTCCTGTAGACGTGCTTGTAGACGTGCTGGTCTCACTAGAAGTACTTGTGCTAGAGGGTGTAGGAGTGCTAGTCAGCGTGCTTGTAGACGTGCTTGTTTCGCTAGACGTAGAAGTTTCACTAGAAGTAGAAGTTCCTGTAGACGTGCTGGTTAGACTAGATGTGCTCGTAGTAGAATGAGTAGGAGTGCTAGTCAGCGTGCTTGTAGACGTACTTGTTTCACTAGAAGTAGAAGTTCCTGTAGAAGTGCTTGTGCTAGAGGGTGTAGGAGTGCTAGTCAGCGTGCTTGTAGACGTACTTGTTTCACTAGAAGTAGAAGTTCCTGTAGACGTACTTGTTTCACTAGACGTAGAAGTTCCTGTAGACGTGCTTGTTTCGCTAGACGTAGAAGTTCCTGTAGACGTGCTTGTTTCGCTAGACGTAGAAGTTCCTGTAGACGTGCTTGTTTCGCTAGACGTAGAAGTTCCTGTAGACGTGCTTGTAGACGTGCTGGTCTCACTAGAAGTACTTGTGCTAGAGGGTGTAGAAGTGCTAGTCAGCGTGCTTGTAGACGTGCTTGTTTCGCTAGACGTAGAAGTTCCTGTAGACGTGCTGGTTAGACTAGAAGTGCTGGTGGTAGAGGGTGTAGGAGTACTAGTCAGCGTGGCTGTAGACGTACTTGTTAGACTAGAAGTGCTCGTGCTAGAGGGTGTAGGAGTGCTAGTCAGCGTGCTTGTAGACGTACTTGTTTCACTGGATGTAGAAGTTTCACTAGAAGTACTTGTTTCACTAGAAGTAGAAGTTCCTGTAGACGTGCTTGTTAGACTAGAAGTGCTCGTGCTAGAGGGTGTAGGAGTGCTAGTCAGCGTGCTTGTAGACGTACTTGTTTCACTAGAAGTACAAGTTTCACTAGAAGTACTTGTTTCACTAGAAGTAGAAGTTCCTGTAGACGTGCTTGTTAGACTAGAAGTGCTCGTGCTAGAGGGTGTAGGAGTGCTAGTCAGCGTGCTTGTAGACGTACTTGTTTCACTAGAAGTACTTGTTTCACTAGAAGTACTTGTTTCACTAGAAGTAGAAGTTCCTGTAGACGTGCTGGTTAGACTAGAAGTGCTCGTGCTAGAGGATGTAGGAGTGCTAGTCAGCGTGCTTGTAGACGTGCTTGTT